ATCACATTAGCAAACAATGAAGAACGTACTGCAGTATGCTGCTTAAGTTCATACAACATGGCAACGTATAACGAATGGAAAGGCAACCGCCAATTCATTAAAGACATGGTTGAGTTCTTAGATAACGTACTTGAATACTTTATTCAAAATGCTATTTGGTCATGTACTAAAGACTTCCCTTGGGAAGAGTTAGCTAAATCCTTACGTGAATCAATGAATGCTGTAGGCATTACAATTAGCGATGAACAATTAGAAGTAGTTTGTCGTGACGTAGTTGAACAGCGTTTCATGGGATTACGTAAAGCAGTATTCTCTGCAAAACGTGAACGTGCTATTGGCTTAGGTTCAATGGGTTGGGACTCATACTTTAAAGTGTGTGACTTACCTTATGAATCACGTGAAGCATTAGACATTACTTACACAGTAACAAAGTGGGTAAAGGAGGTTGCACTTGAAGCAACTTATGAACTTGGTGCATCTCGTGGTGCAGCTCCCGATATGTTCCGCAGTAAGCGTAGAAACTCGCATCTATGTGTAACAGGGGATACCCAATTACTTACTAAGCAAGGTCAAGTAAATATTATTGATCTTATCGGTAAAGAGATTGATATCTGGAACGGTAGTCAATGGTCTACAGTAACTCCATTTAAAACAGGAGAGAATCGAGACATCTTACGGGTTACTTTAGACAATGGTAAACACATTGACTGTACCCCAGATCATAGATGGTTAGTTAAAAATGATCGCAGTAAGAAAGCAACTGTAGTTGAGACTGCTCAATTATGTGTAGGTGATAAATTAGATAAATGGTCTTTACCTGAAATTCAGGGAACAGACCATATTGCTTATCCATATACTTCAGGGTTCTTTACTGGAGATGGTTCGTATAACCAATCTAAACCACAATATACTAATTGCCGTCAACGTAAAGAGCTTCGCCTATATGCTGACAAGACGCTACTTGTTAATGCCTTAGATGTTAAACAAGGCTGCTCTGTGCGTACACAAGCAGATGGCTCACTACGTATGTACATTCCAGACGAGTGCTTAGAGAAGTTTGAAGTACCTTCTTCAAACGTAATCTTAGAACATCGCCTATTATGGTTAGCTGGTTTATTTGATTCTGATGGTTGTTCTCAAGGAAGTATTTCAAGTGTTGATTTAGACTTCTTAAAACAAGTCCAAGACTTAGGTATTTCTTGTGGATTGCAATCACGCATCTCTACTGTAGTAAATCCTACTGGATTTACTGGACAACACACTTACTACACAATCTCTTTTGTACCTGCACAGTTGTACGCAGCGTACTCTAAAGGTTTGCGTGTAAACCGTGTACATTTTAAGAACAGTAAGCCCAAAAGCCATTACACTAAAGTAGTCTCTATCACATATGTAGGTAAACAAGATACTTATTGCTTAACTGATCCTATAGATGGTACAGCACTATTTAATGGTGTAAAAACCAAGCAATGTGCGGATGCTCCAACAGCTACCAACTCTCTCATATGCGGTGGAGTTACCCCATCCCGTGAACCACGTTTCCAAAACGTATATGCACAACAAACAACATCGGGTACGTTCCAAATCGTAGAACCATATCTGCTTAAGTGTCTTGAGAAGTATGGTAAGAACAACTCAGCTGTCATCAAATCAATTGTAGACAATGAGGGTTCAGTCCAACACTTAGACTTCTTATCAAAACATGAGAAGAAAGTCTTACGTACTGCGTTTGAAGTAGATCAGATGTGGATTGTTGAACACGTAGCATGTGCTCAAAAAGATGTATGCCAAGCCATCTCTACAAACTTGTTTATGAAACCAGGTGTTCCACGTTCATACGTGAATGCTGTTCATTTCCAAATGTGGAAGAAAGGGTGTAAGTCTCGTTACTACATTCGTACTATGGCACTAGCATCATCAAATGCTTTTGCTAAAACTGAGAAATCAGAAGATACGATTGACTATAACCGAGCAGATATTTTTACTGCTTGCTTAAGCTGTGAAGGATAAACCAATGTCATTTAATCAAGAAACACATGATGCATTACGTTTAATTGACAGACGTGATTACTGGAAACCTTTCCGTTACCCTGAGCTGTATAACCTAGCTGAGACACATCGTAAGATGAACTGGACCATTGAAGAGGTCAAGAAGCTTGGTCAGGATGTTAAAGACTGGAAGACCTTAGACGCTGAAGAGAAAGCAATCTACGAGTTCCTATTACTATACTTCACTCAAGCTGATGTAGACGTAGCAGGCTCTTATTTTGAAAACTTAGCTCAGTGGTATACACAACCTGAACAACGCTTCTGGTTAGCTCAAACTATCCAACGTGAAGCTACGCATGTGCAATGTTATGACATGCTGCCTGATCAGTTTGGTATTGAGAAAACCAAGTACTCAGAAATGCTAGACATTGATGAAGTCTTTAATCAACGTGAGTTCATGATTGCAACTGCCGAAGGTGGTTCTGCAGAAGAACGTATCTACACATTGGTTAAACACTTATGTGGTGAAGGTATTGGCATCTATGGAATCTTCTTAATGCTTATCAATGCTCAACGCTTTGGTAAGATGACCTGTCTGGGTCAAGAAGTAGTTGCATGGTCAGCACGTGACGAGAATCAACACTGTGAAGGTTTAACTTGGTTGTTCAATCAAGAGATGGCTGAGAACCTAGGTTTACATCGTGATGATGTTGTGGAAACTATTTGTGAAATGTTCCGTAACGCAGTTGAGCGTGGTATTGCATTAGCTAAGTGTGCTTATGCTAAAGGCAGCCTACGTGATCTATCTATTGATCAGATTGAAATCTTCTTAAAACAGTTAGCCAATGCTCGTATCAGTCAATTAAATATTGGTGTAGACAAAGTGTACCCTGATGCGACAGATGAAATCCTACCTCAAGTTGGTTTGCTATTTGCTAAGTCTAGTCTAGTTAACTTCTTTGAAGCAGCTAGTACAAACTACTCTATTGGTAGCTTAACAGGCAGCTGGGTTTACCCTGATGTAAACTTTAAAACAGACCATGAGATAGAATTAGAAATTCTAAATGGTTAATCAACAAGCCCACCTCACGGTGGGTTTTTTGCCTTTGTAGGATTAATTATGTATGGCGCAGTATTCAAATCAAACTAACTTACCATTAGCTATTGCAGCATGGTTAGCACACGATACGTACGATAGAAGTGAAGCAGGATTGTCTGCTACCACTTTAATGAAACCAGTACGACAAACTATATTAACTAAGCGTTTACCACCAGGTGAAGGTACAGTTGATGTTAGTGGTTTAATTAAATCACGTATCGGTACAGCAATCCATGATGCTATTGAGCGTACTTGGGTAGACCCTAATCTAGCAAATACATTAGCTGGTTTAGGTATCCCTCAGAAAGCCATTAACCGTATTAAGGTAAACCAAGACCCTAATACATTCACTGGCCCAACTATCCCTATCTATTTAGAGAAGCGTAGTAGCCGTGAAGTTTTTGGTGTAAAGATTACAGGTAAGTTTGACTTCATTGCTGATGGACGTGTTCATGACTTTAAGACCACAAGTACATTTGCTTGGACAAGTGGTAATAAAGATGAAGACTACATTATGCAAGGTAGTATCTATCGTTGGTTAAACCCTGATATCATCACTGATGATCGTATGTCTATTATCTTTATCTTCATGGATTGGAATAAAAACCGATATCTATCAGATAGAGAGAAATACCCTAGCTCCCAAATTATCTCACGAGAGTTTGAGCTTCTTCCTGAAGCTGAAGTGCAACGCTTTGTTGAACATAAAGTAAGACAACTTATTGCCTGTGAAAATTTACCTGAATCCGAGTTACCACTATGCACAGATAAAGATTTGTGGCGTAAAGAAGACTCATTTAAGTATTACAGCAATCCTGCTGCTACAGGTAAGAGCACAAAAAACTTTAGTTCAATGTACGAAGCACAACAGTACTTCATTGAGAAAGGTAGCAAAGGTCGTATCGATACAGTGAAGGGACAAGTAACAGCTTGTTTATATTGTTCTGCATTTACGCTATGCAGTCAGAAAGATGACTTAATAGCTGCAGGTGAATTAAAACTTTAGGAACTATGATGACAACACAATTAAAGCCATTTGCTTTGATGGCCTATGATCCCGTAACTGAAATGCTCACAGATATTATGTGTGCAAAGACTCAGAACTCAGAACGTATGTTCTTTCGTATCGCATGTACATATTACTGGGGAGTATTAGCTTCACAGATGCACGCAAACATTCAAGGATGGGGTGGTAATAGTTTACCTATTAACATCTATGCAATGAATCTCAGTCCATCAGGTACGGGTAAAGGTTACTCTACTGGTTTGATTGAGCGTAGTGTCATTGACCGCTTCCGTGAAACATTCATGGAAAATACTTTCCCATTGGCTGCAGAACAAAACATGCAGAAGCTTGCACAATCACGTGCATTGCGTAAGGGTTCAGACCCTCATGATGAATTAGCAGCATTAACCAAAGAGTTTAATTCTATTGGTTCTCTGTTGTTCAACTTTGACTCTGCAACAGTGCCTGCTGTAAAACAGTTACGCCATAAGCTCAACCTAGCTAAAGCAGGTGGAGTCAATCTACAGATTGATGAGATTGGTGCTAACTTAGTCGGACAAGAGGAAGTAACAAACGCATTCCTTGAACTGTATGATACAGGCATGATCAAGGATAAGCTTGTTAAATCAAGTGCTGAGAATACTCGCTTTGAACGTATTGAAGGTGCTACACCAACGAACATGTTATTGTTCGGTACACCATCAAAACTATTAGACTCAGGTGCTACTCAACGTCACTTGGTTGACATGCTTGAAATGGGCTATGCAAGACGCTGCTTCTTTGGATACATTTCCAAAGTTAAAAAGAATGTAGCTGCAGATGCCACAGAGTTAGTAAACCAAATGTTTAATAGCTCTAATGATGCTCAGCTTGATGCATTAAGCTGTTCACTAGAACAGTTAGCTGACATCTCTAACTTAAACAAGATTGTTCGTATTGAGCAGCCAGAAGCTATCTATCTAATGGAATACAAAATCCATTGTGATCGCCGTGCTGAACAGCTTAAAGAGCATGAACATATCTTACGTTCAGAGTTAGAAAACCGCTTCTTCAAAGTATTGAAGTTAGCAGCTGCTTACGCATTTCGTGACTACTCGCCAAACATTCGTATTCATCATCTTGAAGCTGCAATGAAACTTGCAGAAGATTCAGGACGAGACTTTGTACGCTTAATGCAACCAGAGTTTGATTACGAAAAAGTAGCTAAGTATTTAGCTGACTGTGGTACAGCAGTTACGTTGCCAGACCTAGAACAAGCATTACCTTGTTTCCGTGGTTCTAAGCAGCAGAAAGATCAGATGCTCGAATATGCAGTAGCATGGGCCTATAAGAACAATATCATCATCAAGAAATTGTATGATGGAAATATCTTGTTCTTACGTGGTGAATCATTACGTAAAACTGACATTGATAACTTAATCATTTCTACAAGTGATAAGCTTGCAGAAGGTTATGCTCAGCAACGCATTAAGTTTGATGCCTTAGAACAGTTGGGTAAGGTCAATGGCTATCACTGGGCAAACCATCACTTTGAGGGTGGCTACAGACGTGAAGATCATACACTAGTAGGCTTCAACACAATTGTGTTAGATGTGGATGGAACTCTACCGTTAGCTACAGCAATGGAGTTAATGAAGGATTACAAAGCATTCTTCTACACGACTAAACGTCATCAAGACGAAGATGGTTTAGATCGCTATCGTATTATCTTACCAACGAACTATGAACTCGAATTAGACCGTGAGGAATATAAGATGTTCATGGATAACGTTATGTCAGCCCTTCCATTTGAAATGGATGAATCTTGTAACCAACGTAGCAAGAAATGGCTTACATGTGAAAGTGATATTACTCATGTTAATGAGGGTGAGTTATTTGATGTACTCCCATTCATTCCTCGTACAGCTAAGAATGAAGAACGTGAAGCTCGCTTCAAGGATCAGAAAGACTTAGATAACTTAGAGCGTTGGGTATTAAACAACACAGGTGACGGTAATCGTAATAAGCAGTTGTATAACTATGCGATGGTATTAGTGGAATCTGGTTTAGAATTTGCAGAGGTTGGTATTAAGGTTCGTAACCTTAACTCTAAGCTTGCTGATAAGCTAAGTGATGATGAGCTACAGGCTACAATCCTTAAGTCTATTCAGAACAAATTCAAGGGCTGAGCTTCGCTCAGTCTCGTGCAACATAAGGAACCAATTTAGGTTCCTTACTTTTTTGGAGTTAAAATGACAGCTGCAATTGAACAAGTCAATGACAACCTAATATTGATTGGTGGTGAATCAGGTGCAGGTAAATCTGCCTGTCTGATGAATCTACGAAACCATGAAGGTGTATTGTACTTAAACTGCGAAGCAGGTGAACTTTTTGCCTGAGTTAGTGGTAACACTAATTAAGAATCTATTGAAATGCTGGGAAGCCCTTAGAGCTTACATATAACCGAAAGGTGATGAACAAGTTGTAAGATTGGGTAATCAGCAGGAAAGCACCTAAGACATTTATTATGGTGAATCCTCAGAGACTATCCGTAATGGAGTAGGGCTAAGCAGCCCGAAGTGGTAGACCCTGTTTACAGGTGAAGATATAGTCCGATCTAGTATGAAAGTACTAGCAGCTTGACCAAAGCGGAGGCAGCGTAGCGAACTGCCTTGAACATAAATGAAGAAGTTACCTTTCCGTAATAAGTTTCAGAGCGTCACCATTACAGACCCATTACAAGTCTACGAAGGCTTTACATGGGCAGAGTCTCAACCAGACATTCATACAATCGTTATTGATTCAGTATCATTCCTTATGGAAATGTTTGAGTCAGTACATATTGTTGGTGCTGCAGATACTCGTGCTAAGTGGCAAGACTACTCACAGTTCTTTAAGAACTTGATGCAGCAGTATGTAGCTAAGTCATCTAAGAATGTGATTATGATTACTCACGTTGCTGAAGATGTAGATGAAGCTACAGGTCTACGTAAAACACAAGCTCGTGTTAAAGGTGCATTAAAGAACACAGGTATTGAAGCTTACTTCTCACTTAATGTGAATGCGAAGAAAGTTCCTATCCGTGATCTTGAACAGTATCAAAACCAATACTTGAACATCACTGAAGATGACAAGCTTGTTGGTTATAAGCATGTGTTCCAAACACGTATTACCAAAAACACTACTGGTGAGCGTATTCGTGGGCCTATGGGTATGTTTAAACCAACTGAAACCTTTATTGATAATGACGCACAAATTCTATTGGATGTGGTGCATGAGTTCTATAAAGAAGATTAACCGAAAAGACTTAACAGTCGAACTCGTTAAACAGGTATTAAACTATGACCCTAATACTGGAAATCTTACTTGGGCTAGTAGCCTTCACTCTAAACGTATGCTATCTGGGCAGCGTGCTGGGAGTCTAATTAAAGACACTGGTTATAGACAAGTAACCTTCATGGGTAGCACCTACAAAGAACATAGATTGATTTGGTTTATGCAAACAGGCGAATGGCCTAAAGGCGAAATAGACCATATCAATCAGATACGTTCTGATAACAGATGGGCTAACTTACGTGAAGTATCCAAAGCCGAAAATGCTCGTAACCGAGGTCGTAATCCTCACTCCAAAGTAGGTGAGGTTGGCATCTGGTATAACAAGCGAACCTTTAAGTATGTGGCTGAAATTACCTACGAGGGTAAGAAGGTCTTTCAAAAGTCTTACGATAATGTTGAGGATGCAATCCGAGAACGTAAGGCAAAAGCAATTGAACTAGGCTTCCATGATAACCATGGCAGCAAACCAACAGGAAATTAATTATGTCAATTTTTGGTACAGGCGCAGCAAGCACTAACGTAGAAGCAGAAAAAGATTTTAGCAAACGTACATTAGACTCTGGTGTATACAGTGGTTCTTTAGGTATTGTCTTTGCAGGTCAAGCAGCTTCAGGTGCTCGTAACGTCACAATCCATGTCAACTTAGACAATGGCAAGAAGCTTACAGAAACTGTTTACATCTCTAACAAAGATGGTCAAAACACTTATGAAAAAGATGGTAAGCATTACTTCTTACCAGGTTTCCAATTAATCAATAACCTTGCAATCATGACAACTGGTAAAGGCTTATTTGATTTAGCAGACGCTGTTGAAACACGTTCAGTTAAATTATATGACTATGAAGCAAAAGCAGAAGTATTAACTGATGTTCCTGCTATCGTACCTATGATTGGTCAACGTGTACTTCTTGCAGTATCGGAAGAAGAAAAAGAAAAACAGAAAAAGAATGATGCGACTGGCAAGTACGAAGGTACTGGCGAATACAGTTTAATCAATACCATTGTTAAATGTTTTGACCCTGAGACTACTCAGTCTGCTGTTGAAAAAGCAGATGGTGTAGAAGCTACAGCGATGGAAGCATGGTTGAAAGTTAACAAGGGTAAAGTGAAAGAAGCGAAGAAAGCAGCTACGCCTGCAAACCAAGCATCTCACACTGCATCAGCTAAACCATCTGGTTTATTTGGTAAATAATGCAAGGGGCTAAGCCCCTTCTCTAAAGGAATTAAACATGACTGAAGAAGTTAAACCAACTGAACCATCTCAAAAAGATTTGGATGCCATGGGTGTATCACCAGAAGCAACTAAGATCACTGATGTGCAAATGATGGGTAACATTGTTACTCACTGGCATTTCAACATGATTCAAAAGTTGCATCACCAATTACAAATGCCTGACGACGTAGGTATCGATATCCCAACAGGTGAGTTCGATGAAGACGGTAAAGACATTGTTATTGATGGTAATGCAGACCACAAAGCAGGTTTCTTAGCCGGTATTAATTACGTGCTTGAAATTATGGATACATTCCCAATCAAGGGTGTTCCTGAAGATGGCGAAGGTTAAGTAATGACTTGGATGCCCATACCTAACTTTGAAGGTTATGAAGTATCTGATTTAGGTGAAGTAAGGTCTTGGCGACCTAAAAATGGTCGGGGTGGCTTAGCTACTGAACCAAGACTACTTACTGCATTACCATTCTCAGACTCTAAATATCTACGTGTAAGCTTAGGTGGTAAGACGAGACGGGTACACCAGCTCGTACTAGAAGCTTTTGTAGGGCCTTGTCCTGCAGGACAACTAGTAATGCATTTGGATGATGATCCTAGCAATAATGCTTTAACTAACTTACGTTACGGTACTCCTAAAGAGAACCTTGAAGACATGGTTAGTAAAGGCCGTAGCTGCAAAGGAGAAAAGCACCCAAGAGCTATAGTGACAGATGCTTTACGTAATCAAATCATTAATTTAGCTGCATCCAAACAATACTACGGTGGTCTACTAGAGGTGGCAAAAGAACTAGCCTTACCACCTAATACTGTTAGACGTGTTATCGAGCTATATAACCGTTGTGCTAGTAAGGAGGGTAAGCCACATCTCACGTATAAAAATCGTAGGGTGTGATCCCAAGTTTTAGACACTGGGGTACAGCCTCTGGTTACGCTGACTTAGATACAGGTGAGCTAACCATCCATGCAATGCGTGTAGTACATACACACATTCTTGAAGACTCAGCTAAACGTACTTCAGAGTTAGATATCATGTCTGCCACTGATTTATATAACGGTGTGTCTGAAGTCATCAAAGATGCAGATATTGTCTGTGTAGAAGTTCCCACAGGTTCTCAGTCTGCTGACGCAGCTAAGAGCCGTGGAATCTGTTTAGGTGTATTGGGTAGCGTAAAAGCTGACCATTTTATTTACGTAACTCCACAAGCTGTGAAGAAGGTTGTAGGCAATCCAAAAGCCACTAAGCGAGACGTAGTAGAGTGGGCAAGTAAGCAACACCCTGAAGCTCCTTGGCCTATGTACCGAGGTAAGATTAAGGTAGGTGAAGCTGAACATATGGCTGATGCCATAGTAGCTATTTATGCTGCTGCCAATACACCTGAATTTAAACAACTCATTTTGGAATACAAAAACCATGCAAGTACAAATCAAGAAACAACTTAAGATTGAATTGGATCAGGCTGATATTACATTAGCTATCCGTAACTTCTTAGCTGCCAATGGTTATACCATTAGCGAAGCAGAACTTGAAAAGATCAATTACGTTAAATCTCCTCGTGATGGTTTACGTGCTGAACTTAACATTACTGAAGAATCAGGTGTTGAACCTGAAGCCCCAGTTGGTGTAACTACTGCTGTAGAAGCTACAGAAGTTGATGTACCAGTTGATGTACCTGTCGGTGTAACTGAAGCCCCAGGTGAAGTAGCTACACCATCTGTAGAAGATGTTGCAGTTACTGAAGCAGTAGAACGTGCGTTAGCTCCTGAAGTTGAAACTGAAGCTGAAGTAGAACCTGTAACTGCAGCAGTTGCAGTCGAACCACGTACTGAAGAACCTCCTCGTACTAAGTTGTTCATGTAATGAATGCACTATGGTATCTCATTGCTTTTGTGGTAGGAGCCTTAGTTCTGTATTCAATGGCTACAGCAATATGGATGCTTATTCAAATGGCTGCCGTATTGCTGTCGTTAGGTGCAATCCTATGGATACTCTCTAAGGTGAACACCTTGTTCAAGAAAAAGCCACCTGAATAGGTGGCTATTTTTATTTAAGGAAATCCAAATGGATTACGATAATGTACGCAGTGTCCTAGGTTATTTAACACGTGGACAAGAATATATATTCACAACGCCTGAATTACGTATTGAAGTTAAATTCACAAAAGAAGGTGAGTTCAATATCTTCCGTACAACACGTTCTGGTAGTTCATCTATTGAATCATGTACATCTTTAAAAGATGCTGTTAACAGTGTGATGCGTTCTTACTATCCACGTGCAGGTCAGGTTTACCAACACATCAACAGTAATATTTATACAGTTGTTGGTGTTGCTAATGAACATTCTCTACGTCCTGATTACCCACCTACAGTGGTTTATAAAGGTGAGAATGGATTGTTATGGGCTAAACCATTAACTAACTTTCAACGTAAAATGACACGGATTAAGTAATGTGAACTCTGATGATTTTAAGGAAAATGGTAGTCTTTCTAAGGAAGAAGCTCTTGAAGATGATCTTATAAGAACTAAGCAAGAGCATTTTATTAAACTCTGCCAAAGCTACCGTATTCAACATCCGACAACAACTCATGAAGTTGCTGTTGAATATGTACGTGAAGTTATGGCAGACTCAAGTCGTATTAAATTTGATTGGGTTATGTAATGCAACAACGTGGTCGTGAATATCGTATTCGTCAGTTACAACGTAAGAAACGTGAAGCTACTAAACAATTTAAAGAAAACGAGTGGAAGTCATCAGGCAAAGCTATTGGCATTCATGCTAACACGCCTACTCGTTGTTCTTGTGATATGTGTGGTAATCCACGTAAACATCACGGTAATGGTAAACATGGTCAAACACTTGGAGAACAGAAACCTACGCTCCAAGAGCATATAAGTGAAGGGCAGATAATGTCTGAACTAGAACTGATGGAATAGTCCCTAAATAAAATAAGCCCCTCTCATGAGGGGCTATTTTTTGTTACCACTTTACAATCCAGTAAGCATCTTAATTGGCAGAGGTTCATCTAAGGCACTTGGTAAACCAAAAGCACCAGTACGTAATGGATTACCTAGTTGACCAAATATAATAGGATCAATAGCAGTTTCCATATTAGTTAAGCTACCAAGTATTAATGCTTGTGCCATAACAGATGCAGGACGCTTCTTCATCAATTGGAATAATGCTTTCTGGATACGAACATTATGTTTCGTAAACATCACTACACCCATATCATTCAAGTACTGTAAACCACGTGAAGTAGGAACGTCATAGTTAATGAAGTTATCGCTTGCCATTTGAATTGCTTCATCATGGCTTAATTTCTCTTTAGCTTTCTGAGTGTAATGTTTGTATAAAACATACTTAGAACTAAAGTCAGAGAACTGAGTAGCGTTATCCAAGAACTGATACAAAGGAGTATCAGGAGATACCATTAACCATTTAGCAGCAGTCTTCACAGACTTAGGTACATCAGCAGTTAAACCATCAAGACGCTCTTGTAATTTAGACTTATAAGAGTAGTGATCTGTAGATGGGTCTAAGTCTTCTACAATCGTAGGTAACATACCTTCCTGAATAAAGTCAGCTAATGGATTACGCTTCATTGAGTCTTCAATACGTAAAGCTTGTTGTTCTAACTCATTGAAGTTACCAATACCTGCACGTTGCTTCTGACGAATAGCTAACAAGTTAGCCATATCTCTACGGTACTGAATACCTGCACGAATAGACGTAGCAGTATCTTTAGCAATGTCAGAGAAGCTCACACCATGAGCAGCTAGTAATAAAGTATTAGACATAGTGTTACCGATAAGAGTCTTAACGTTACGAATAACAATAATATCTTTCATTGTACTTACCGCTTCTTGCCATGCACGTTCTCCTTGTACACCACGTAGGCGAGCCTTACTTCCAAATAACGTATTCATAATATCCGTATAAATACTTTCAAACATGTTACGTGCTTCAGGTGTTTTATCAAATGCTTGGTTTAAAGAATACTTACGGTAACCAAACATTGTTAAGTACACATCATTACGAATCACCATACCATCTGGACCAAACTTAGACTTAATATGTCTACGAGTAGATTCAGGTAACATTGCCCAAGACTCACGTAACATTGGATTGTCTGAGCCAGGGCCAACAGTAATGTAGGCACGAGGATTATTTACAAAGTTATCTTTGTAATCTTGGTAAGCAGCATCAACTACTTTGTTATTCTGTTCAGGTACAGTTACCTTGTTAAAGTTAGTAGCAGCATACGCACCAAGTAATTCAGCAAAGTCATTATTACGCTCTAGTAAGCTATCTCGGTTATTACCCGACATTTCATAAGAGAAACCAACTACTTCATTATTAGTGTTGTAGTTAGGAACCATATAAACATCTTGATCAAGCATTGGGTTGTACAAAGGACTAGTAGGAATACGAATATTATTAAGAGCATAGCTAAACTCTTTCTGATCCATGTTTACACCAGTACCTTTACGGTTAGTGGAGACTACTTCAATAGTCCCTGATACTAAACGCTGTACGTTAGCTTCATCAGTAATAAACAAACGAGGTGCATTAATAGTCTTATCAGCTTTATCTTTAACCATAGTTTTAACTTCACGGAAGTGCTGTGCTTTATACATCTTAGCTTCAAGATCATTAGTTGCAATACGAATATCTTTATTAGGGTTAGTGATCTCAGGAAGAAAACCTTTAATAACAGATGTAGCATTATCAACAAACAACTTATCACGAGCTTCTTTAGAAAGTTCATGATGGAATTTAATAGCAGTATCCACCCCATTTACTTTATTTTTAAGCTCACGTTTGAATACTTCACCTAAGCGGTTACGAGTACTCTTGTCTGTATACTCAATAGCGTACATAGTAGCTAATTTATCTACTAGAGCTACTCGTGGATCATTGATATCTACAACCACACCAGTGTTGAAACCAGACACAATAAGCTGAGCATTCTTAGCTAGACCATTAGATGAGTTACCAGTAAGCATATACTTAGCTAATTGCTTAGCACGGTTAATCATTACTTGATCACCACCTAGAGCTTTTAACTGATTAATAATGTTGGCAGTCTCGTTTTGTAAGAATACGCCATCAGCATATAGCTTAGCGATTTCAGCAGTTGAATACGTTGGTACTAATGACTGAACATCAGAACGTAACATAGTAGTAAATGCAGCTTTATGATCTTTAGTTAAGTACTGACCATTCTCTTCAAACGTACTCATTACGTTATCAGTAGTTGTATGACGAATACTTTCCTTCATTTGGTTATTAAGCTTAGTAGCTCGCATTAACTTCTCAACATGATTCTTAGTTGAATCATTGTTAGCAGCTTCATTAACTAGCTCACCTAACATACCTAAAGTACTGTTTGGATTGTCTACATCACGAGAAAACTTAAGAGTATCTAGGATAGTCCACAGATCACCTTTAGCAGCTAAACGTGTTGTATTACCTGCTAGACGTACGTATGTATTACGGTTCTTAGCAATGGCTTCTTTATCAGTAATCTCAACAACCTTTTCACGTAACTTCTTAGACACACCATCAGTGTAATCAGCAATAGCTTCTAACTGAGCTTCGATACGACCAACAGCATGTTCACGATTCTTCATATCGATACGTGCTAACTCTTTAGCTAGTAGCCCAATTCGGTTATTGATATTCTGAGCAGAGTTTGAGTTAGTAAGTAAACCACCTACGTAATCAAGAAGTGTATTAGCTTTCTCAACAATGTTCTCAAAGGTGTTATCAGGAGCTTTGCTTGTATCTTTTACAGCAAAACCTAATAAGTTATTTACCTGTTCTGACCCTAAAGCCATAGAAACAAATCGAGCTAAATGTTCTTTGTTCTGTGGACCTAGCTTGAAGAAATAATCATACATATCTTGTGCATCAGCTTTATCTTGACGAGTAGCTGTAACCCAATCACCTTGATAGAAGTCTTGTGGTTTAAGACGTGCTTTAGCAGAGTTGTATGCTTTATTAATTTCAGCATAAACCTGTGTCATAGACTTATCTCTTAAACCATGAACCATAGCTGCATAGATAGACTCAACAGCAAAAGCTTCTTGCTCAGTAATATTGAATCCTGCAGTAACAGCAGATTCAGTAGTCTCAGCGTTACCTGCAGTTGTGTACTCTTCCCATGCTTTCTCAGGAGACCATGCACCATTGTTGTTATCAATTAATGACTGATCTAAACCACTGTAAATAGTATCTGCTACCTGAGTCATCATTTGATTTAAATGAGCTTGGAATTGAGGGTTAGCATGTTTAGGTAATGTGCTAAATACTTCATAAGCAGTATAACCATTCACTGCATTACGAGCCTGAGTAGGAGCACCAAAGATACTTGTTTGAGTACCAACAGTTTGTGTAGGAGCACGTCCTAAGAACTCCGTAGAGTCAATGATTAAAGCTTCTAGTGCAGTTGCATCTTTAGCTGAATACTTACGTCCTGTGAAGCTCTCAAGCACACCTAGGATACTGTCTACAAACGCACGTAAAGCAGTAACGATACGATTCTTATCACGTGCAGCTTTAGGAGCTAATTGCGTATCTAGGTAATCAACAAACTCAGGGTATGAGAAACCAGTAGCAATAAACTCTTCTACATTCTTAACAGCATATTTCTGCAATTCAGTAGCGTTAGAGTCAGCATTAACTTTGGCCTTAATGTCTTCATATAGAGCATCAAGCTTAGCTAGTGATTCTGCAGCCTTAGTGTGCGTTGTAGGGTCTTTACGAACTTGGCTAATAGAATCTACCGTCACAGCATGAATAAGCTCATGTACGAGAACCTGAGCTTGAATAGGCTTATCTGAACGTAAGATATTGATCTGTGGATTACCATCTTTACCAGTAGTGAACCATGCAGGATTACCTTGCTTAACAGCTTCTTCTAAACCATTAACATTGGCAGGTGCTTCAATCTCAGCAAAGTAATTCACTTCTAAGTTAGAAGGTATTTGCTTAGTGATTAAATCTAATACGCTGTCATAGAACTGTGAGAACTTACCTACATTACCTTCTTTACCTTGTAACTGTTTAAGTTCTGCTTGAAGCATTGGAACTACTTCTTCACCAGTCATGGTAATGTTCTGACGTAGATGATCTTCTAAAGTAACAGGAGTTGCATTAGATTCAATTAAGTTATCTATCTTAGCTGCAAGAACTAAATCTTTCTTATAGTCACGTTCTAGTTGTTCAAGCTGATTAAGTATCTCTTTACGTTTACCATCAGTCATTTGGTAGTGACCACCTTGAGTACCGTATTGATTCACATTTACCCACTGCAACATACCACGCAGTTTTCCACGGTCTTGTTGATAAGCAAATTTAACTCTTTCTTGTAAGGATTGAGATAATGATTCATAAGCATCTTGTGCAGCTTCTTGATTATCCTTATAGAAAGTAGAGTCATCTAAAAATATTTGAAAAGCTTGTAAAGTAGCTCGAACAAACTCACGGTTAACATGGGTATTCATTAAACCATCAACAAAAGCTTCATTCTGAATTTTAGCCATTGCCTTACCTTGACCAACAGCAGATGCGTTAGCGTCATGATAGTTTTGACTAGCAATCTTACCGATAGTTGTATGAGCAATCATTGCATCAATAGATTGAATGATTAAGGCTAAACCAGATACGCCAGGGTCAACTACAGCATCACGTTTAATAGCGGCACGTACAGTAAACTTGCCTGTACCTTTGTTTTGCCAAGAGCCTAAGAAATTAAACTGTTGCTCTGACATAACAGAACCATCCCATACAGTATCCTGCTTCATTAATGGGATAGATGATTTCTTCTTATTAGAAGATAAGTTACCCATAGCTGAAACTACTGAAGGGGTATAACGTTCAATAGACTTAAGTACTTTTTTCAGTTCATCTGCAGTCAAGCTTTCTTGACGTGTACCTTTACTATCAACAATGACGTTATTAGTGTTTTCTAAAGCTTTCTTGATAGCTGCTTCACGAATCAAACTATAAATTTTAAAACCTGCAATTGCTTGCTCCGTAGTTATATCTTTAACCAAATTAAAATTTGACATGGCCTCTTTTAAAGTATCTTCAATCGCAATACCGTGTTGGAAATCTGCAGCAAAGAACAAAGCTGATTCTTGTTCAGGAGTTAACATAAACTCAAGAATTTCACCTTTAGCTACTGCACGAGGTACATTCTGTTTCTGCTTAAAGTTACTGTACTGAATAATATCGTTGATAGCATTTATCAAAGATTGCGCTGCAGCTACGTTTCCACTATTACCTGCTTTCTCTAACTTCTTATAGAAGCTATCAATTACTTCACGAGCATTAGCACGTTTAATAGAAGCTAAGCCTGCACCATAGTTAGATGTAGTCACAATTGGCTTAGCACCTTTACGTTCACCAAAGGCATCATAAATAACATCTAAAGCGTTAGCAGAACGTAATGCACCACCTTTAATGTTACCTTTATATAAAGCCCACTTAGCTTTCATTACATCACCAAGTTGCTCATAAATATCTTTAGTACCTTGTTCTTTATTAGTAGGTACGTTGGTTTTAGTAGCATCAGTAAAGATACCACCCGCTTCTAAGATATCAGGTGTAGCAGTATTTAAAGCCACGTTAGTAATTACTGGGCCATTAGTTACACCATCAGACTCGAAGGCAATATCAGAAGTGAATGTACGAGCACCATCACGCTCAGCAATATACATATTAGCTAATGCTTGTAATGCACGTACTGATAAAGGCCCCATATCAAACTCTGTAACCACACGCTTAATATTGTTCATATCTGCTTTAGTTGGCTTACCTTCTAAAGCTACAGCCATTGATTCAATACCAGCTTGTACATAATCACGTTGTAAGTACTCTTGAAACTTAGGTAAGAAAGTTTCTGCAGACACTTTATCTACAGTTTGAATACCCATTGCTTTAGCTGCACCCTCAGCATTCATAGCTACTGCCATAAGGAACTCACCAAACTTAGTGGTTTCACCATTACGCATAGGAGCTTCAATACCAACTTCAACTACATGCGCTGACATACCTGCTACAGCACGGTGAATTTTATTAGCCTGTAAGTTAAATGCAGAATCGTAACCTGAACGTGTGTTAGTCCAACTGGTATGTTCAAAGAAGAACTCTTTAGAGTCATCACCTAGATTTGCTCGTTGTTCTTTAATGATTGCAATAGCACGTTCAACAGCTTGGTTAGCAGCTAATTGAGATTCCCAGAACTTCTTGTGCATACCGTTAAATGATTGGCCATCAGCATTAGGCTCTACATAACCAAACAGTTCACGTAAGTCTTTCTCGTTAACATTGTCCATAAACTGCATAGCAGATACAGACATCTTATAACCATTCTTCTGTGCCGCTTCTAGCATCTCTTTTGTATAAGATGGTAATGCACTACCCATACGGTTAAATGATTCAGGAGTAGTAGTTACAGGTTCAGTTGAAGGTAGTTTAAGATCACGTTGAACACCAAAGAATGAGTGTACAATTCCTTGTGTATCAGATGCAGACTTAATAATTTGATCAATCTTAGGCCCTGCTTTTGGAACCAAGAAATTAATTACTTTACCTGAAGCAAGTGTCTGATTAGCTTTAGTAGTACCTTCATTAAATGATTCAGCAGCTTCTTGATAAGCTTGGAAGTCAGCAGCAGACATTGAAGTATGTTCTAAGTAACCATTCTGAGATAACGCTACAGCAGCTAGTGTACCTAATGCTTGTTCAAGCTTTTGCTTACGTGCAGAGTCAACATCAGACACCACTTTTAAACCCAGTGCTTGAAGTGCTTTCTGACCTAGTGAAGCAGTAACTACAGACTGATGATCACCAATAGCTGTAAATGCACTGAATACATTTGAAGGTAAAACTTCCACATCATTAAGTAATAGTAACCCTGCAACATCTTTTTCAGTGTTGAGTGTCTTACTACCATTCTCAGCAATCCAAGTGTACATAGCAGCAGCTACAGCAGTCTTAACATTCTCAGGTAACTTTCCATCTTCTAGTAAGAATTGGTTGTAATCCTGATAACGGAAATCAGCATAGTCATTACCTTTAGCAGTAATACCTTTCTTTTCTGCAATTAACCCATCTAAGCGAGTACTAAAATACTTATTAAACTTAGCGAAGTCTTTTAAAGCTTGATGCTGTTTCTCAGTAGGGGTTTTATTCATAACCTTTTCTACTACTGGAACTAAGTTATCTCGTTCTAAAAACTTAGATGCAAAATTATCATTACGATTAAGTACCGTATCTCGTTGGTTGAAACCATCAACAATAAGATTACGCTTATTAGGTGCTTTAGCACGTTCAATAGTACGAGCAGGAGTATCATCAGGTGCTTCAATATCACTGATTAAATCTGGTTCAGGTTCACGCTTAACTTCTGCAGGTACAGCTGTTTGAGTTACTTCATCATTGGTTGCTTGTGTTGCTGCTTGTGTGCTTGCCTGAACTTCCGTTGCTACGTCTCCGCTTACGCTACGACTTGCAACACGTTCAGTCTTCGCTACTTTAGGTACATAACTGCCTACACCATTCTCGTCAAATACTAAATCGTATTCTTGAGCACTTGCTTCAGGGAGCTTGGTATCAACTGTTCCTGTGGTTTGTCCTGAGATAGGTTGTACTTCTGCTTGTGAAGCTGCCGCTGTAGCATTAGTTCCTGTAGTGCTAGATCGTGTTTCATTGTTGCGTGGATCAGTAACTTTTCTTTCAGGCTGGAAGTCATAGTTATCTCTCAAGTCTTGGTTGTAAGAGTCCAAAGCATCTTGCATAGGATCAGATGTGATAGGTGCTTGCTCTAATGAATTGAGTTCACCCATTGCTGATTGGATATCAGTTGCTGTAGAAGTTGCTTGTTGCGTTGGTACTTCTTGGGTTTGACTAAAGTCTTGTGTTGCTACCTTGCTTGGTCTAACGACTGAACCATTAGGGTTGTTAAGTACATCTAGTTGCTGCATAGCAATACGAGTAGCAGTAATAGCTTTAGCTTCTGCTTGCATATATTCATTAGTTTTAGTCACTGCTTCAATCTGTTTAGGTGAAGCAATAGTAATAGCACCATTCTTCTTAGCAGCACTACGAGATAACCATTTACCTTGGTTTAATTCCCAGTTACCACTTTCACTACGGATGATTTGAACAGGCTGACCTGAAGAAGCTAGTTCTAATCCTTGTTGCACCACAGCAGCTTTCTGCACATGTGACTGTTCAAATGAACTAATCTCACGCATGAGGTTCATTTGTTGTGCTGTATTACCTTGCTTAATAGCACGAGTAAACTGAGCTAGATACTGAGGTGTACTACGATACTGAGGATCAAACTTTTTACCTGTAATTTGTCCATTTACATCATCAATAGTCTTTACTGCATTCTGTGCCACTACAGCATCAGCTAATGCACGTAATACAGGTTTACTAGCTTCTGGTACTTTAGGATCAGCAATAGCTTTCTCAATCTGTTCAGGTGAGAAATTCTGAGGTGCACCAAAGATTTGAGCATCCATGGTTTCATCATTAGCAGTAGCTAGTTGCATTGAGCTACCTAAACGAGTATGCATATCTCTAGCTTCTTGAACCTTGGTTTGTACCTCAGCAATATGAGCATCTAAAGCTTCTTCGTTACCTACAAACTTTTCTGCTACTGCTACTTGCTCACGTAAGTTATTAGCAATGTTTTCAATCTGTGCAGCACGTTCAGGATTACTTTCTAAATTAGCTTGAATCGCAGCTTCTGCATTAGCGATAGATGCACGTAAGTTATCGATATTCTGTACAGCTTGTTTAGTTTCAATTAAACCATTCAAGTAAGACTCTTGCTCTTCCATTATAGAATTAAAACTATTACGTACATCTAACTGCTCTTCAGGTGTAGTAGCTTCACTTAATTTTTTGGCTTCTCTAACCAAAGCAGCAGAAGGGTTATATGAAGCAGAATTTGGATTTGTAAATTCTTCAGTAGGTATATCAGTTTGTTCAGGAGTTTCACGACTAATCTTCTCCTTAGCACGTTCAATTTGTTTGTTAGCTACATTCTGTACAGCTTCCAAAGCAGCAGTGCCAAGTGAAGATTTAGCATTTACAGCAGCACCCATACCTGCACCTGCAAGAGTACCCAACACTAAATCTTGGTTTAACCCTTCGATAGCATCCTTACCTGAACTAATGTTAGTGATTACATTCTCTAATGCAGATTGAGCTGCTTCTTCTGCAGCTTCTGTAGCTGTACCAACAGTTAGTGATTTAAAACCTTGGTTTGCTGCTTGAGAGCTTGTACCTGCAAACATTTGATCTACATCATTAGCTCCCTTACTGTTAGCTAACTTTCCACCTAAACCACCAATAGCACCACCTAGTACACCAATACCTAATGCACCTAAAGCTTGTTGAGCAGTAGTGTAACCTTCTGTATTACGTTCCATATTCGCTTGTGCTTGGCCTGCCATTACAGTACCTTCACCAATAGCACTAGAAGCTCCTCTAGCACCTAATGCAGCTGCACCACGTCCTACAACACCGCCTGCAGCAATAGATGGTACAGATTGAATAATAGTGTTTAAAGCTATAGAAGGATTATCTAATACATAGCCTGCAGTTTGACCTAATGAACTTAAGTTCTGTCCAAGAGACTTCTCAGTACTCATGCCAGGTAATGCAGCTAATTCTTGCATCTGACGTTGAGTGCCTTCACTAAACCAACCAGACATAACATCTTGAGTTTCTTGGAAACGTACGCCTGCGTCTTCTAATGCTTTAGTAAAGCGTCCCCCTTGAACATCCTGTCCAGTAACAAATTGAGCACCTGCATCTACTAGATCAACTAGACCTGCAGCAGCTTGAGGAACTGATACGATACCTTTACCTAATGCAACAGCAGCATCCTGAGCATAATCAAAACCAGTCTTACTAAGGTTTTGTGGCATAGGCCTGTTAACAACAGCTTGCGCTGCTAGAGTAGGGTCCAGAGGAACATAATTGTTTGCATATACAGAATTGCTAATATGTGTTTGCGTAACTTTAGGAGCAAGTGAACCAGAAATTCTTTGTAAGGCTTCTGACACTTGAAGTGATTTATAGTCTGCCATGTTTAATCCTATATAAATAAAAAAGCACGTACCTTAATACGTGCCTATCGTAACACAAGAGTTTAATTTAGTGCTTAGGTTACATGAGAATACCTCCACCAAACTCATTAAGTAATGCCTTAGTTTTAGCACTTAGTTTGTGATTTTTAGCTCGCTCCTCCTCTAGCTTTTTGAAAGCTTTGATAGCTTCTGCTTCTTCCTTTTTAGACTTAGCTTGCGCTAACGCTTGTGACCGCATTGCTTGCATTTCCTGTTGTGTAGGCATATTGGCTACATTACTTGCACGTCTAGCACCTTCTTCTACTGCATTGTTACGTGATGCTATTGCAGCCCCAGAAGTAATATAACTTGGTGCTTTAGCTGTTGCTGTTTGCTGAGTTGGTGCTGTACGTGTAGGAACAGGCTGTGGTTTTGGAGGTTGCTGTTTATTAGGTTGTTGTGGTGGGCTAATACCTAACAATAAACGAGCTTGCTCTACAGAAGGTGGTGGAGCACCTGCTAATTGGAATTTCTCCTGTAACGCTGTGTAAGCAGTATTGAATGCTGCATCCTTGTTGTTTTTGTACGTATTTGCTTCATTAGCCCGATACTCTTTTGTACGGTTATTAATGAAGTTACGTACAGACTGGTTTGGTACATACTCTGTTAAACCAGTACTATTAACAAACCCGTAAGTAGATTCAAGAATATTTACCTTAGCTGCCTCAGGTAAGTTATTCCAATCTTTGTCTTCTTTAGCCATCTTGAGTAAGTCATGTGCATCAGTAGAGATAGGATTACTACTACCACCAAATAAACTAAAATCTTGCTTGTTGGCTAACCAAGTATCTACACCAGTACCACCTGCTGCCACAGAACCTGTAGAGTTTTGCTTTGCAGTTAATGCTTGATAATCAGCTGTAGCTTTATTAATACCTTTGTTATAACCAGTACGAATACTAGTTAAATCAGCAGGTGAAATACCTGCAGTACCTGTAGCACTAGCTGGATTATTACCTCCTACTTGTTGAGCAGCCCAACTAATTACCTGTCCTGCAGTTTTACCTCTAACAATTTTACCATTAGCATTAGCAACATCAGAGCCTAAAATAGATTCAGCAGATGCATTAGGGTTAGCTTTAAGTAGCTTTTGTGCTCCACCAGCTCCTGCAAAATGAGCTAAGTAAAGCGTACCATCATTAACAGGTAAGTTAGCTTTCCGAAGAGCAGCACCATTTTCTTCAGCATACTTAGCAGTCATTGCCTTAGATAATTCAGGGTTAGTACGTAGTGCTAAGATTTGAGGTTCAGTCTTACCTTTAACTAAATCAGGTCTGTATTTACTCATCATACTTAACCAAGTAGATTCAATAAACTGTCCTGCACCTGTAGCAGTAGATTTAGGATTTTTAGCTGTAGGGTCCCCACGTGATTCAGTACCTACAACTTTATCTACATAACCGCCTTGTAATGCATATCCTGCAGCTAGAGCATCTGAACGAGAAGGTTGCGAAACGTTAATAATATTACCGTTAGCATCAATCATTTGTTTAGATGTACCTGCTTCAGGAGCTAAATACTGAGCACCTTGTATAGCAGAATTTTGTAGCTGAAGGTTATAACTACGATTTGACTCAAGGTCGCTTTTGGAATCACGTTCTAGTAAACGCTTAAAGTTACGATCTGATTCAAACACATTACGTGAATACGTACGATCACTCTGTAAGTCATTAACAAATGAACTAGTTAATGCAGTTGTATCGATACCTTGAATACCTTGTGCAGCTGCAATTTGTTCAGGAGATGCTCCTGCTGCTCGCATACGCTCAACATTCAAAGCTTGTAGTTGTGGGATTGCTGCCTGTGCTGCTTGAGCCTGCTGTAAGTTGATAGCTTGTAAATCACGTTGACCTAACGTAGCTCCACGAGTATCAATAGCATTTCTTATAGCAGCTTGATCATATCCACGACCATACTGTCGTTGAAGAGCTTGCGCTGCAGACAAAGCATTAGGCAGATCAGCACTAGTTTGTGCTTGATATAAAGCATTAAGAATACTGTCTGTATTACGTTGTTTAAGTGCATCAGCATAACCTGTTACTGCTCCACCCATAGCAGCAAGACCAGCATTGATTTGCTGGTTGCCTGATGCCATAGCTGCAATCTGGTTAGACTGATCAAGAGGTTGCATGAACCGCCAATCAATTTGTGCCATTACTTAGCTCCATATTTTTTCATGTATGAGTCTACTGATTCATACGCTGTAGGGTTAGATGCTACACGTGCTCGTTGGCGATCTTCTAACTTAGAGTTGTAGTTACTCTTAGATAGATTCATCTGTTCACGGAACTGTGATGCTTGCATATTCATGTTACGTTCTAACAATTTGTTTTGTTGGAAACCATTCCATGCACCTAAACCACCTGTAAACAATCCAACACCTGTCTTAAGTAGATCAGTGTTATTACTCATCCAATTATTTAAACCACCTGCAGTAGCTCCATTAGGTTGATAAGCTCCGTTAGAGTCTAAACCTAACGCAGAATATGTTTGGCCTTGGATAGCACTATTTAAATCATTCTGCCAAGGCTGAACTTGATTAGGAAAAGGTTGTGCTGTAGGTAATGATTGAATTGTAGGTAAAGATTGATACATCCAACTATTACTATCACCTAATTGTAGGCTAGGATTATTAAAGCCTAATGATGGGTAAGTCATCTTGTGTCTCCTGTAAGGAATTTAGCATAGCGTATGTAGATGGTAGTTGTACTCCCATCTCTACGTTCATCTCAATGAGAGAGTATACAGCAGTACCTGGGTTAGATACATGGATGCTTCTATCGAAGTAATCATCAGGAGATTCGCCCATACGTACACCAATAGACAATGGAGGTTCAAACATAAGTAATGGACCTTGTTGACCTAAACCAAGTTCTTTAGCTTGTTTTTGTAGATCAGCTGCTTCTTTAGATAAATCAGCCATAACTGAATTAAAGTCTTTAATAGCTTCTTGAGTCTGTAAGGCAAACCCTTGAGAAGACATATTAAATGATTGAGAAGCTATCTGTAGTACTTGTGGTGCTGTAACACCTGCAATACCAGTAGTTTTAGTTATAGTTAAATAACCACCATAGAATACTGCCACCATAGCTATGATAGCTGCAGCAGCACCAACATCTACACCTAGCTTTACTAATAACTTAACGGCAGCTTGTATCAATAACCCTACTACTACAGTCTGTACTACAGCGTATAAAGCAGCAGCCCAAGTCCATGCTGCAACACCTGCGGGAGGAAAGAAATAAGACACTACTACTGCAACAACCACCATGATAGCTTTAAAGAAACCTGTCTGATACCACTTAGTTTTTACAACTTCTAAAGTATTTAAAACTATATACATACTTTTAGTGTACAGCTCTTCAAGCTGTCTCATTGAGAAGCCTGTATCAATAGATAGATCAATAGGTAATAATAACTCTTCGTCATTGCCTGCAGCAGTAGTGCTATACCCACCTTGAATCATCTCATCCATAGCTAAACCATAGACTAAATACTCACGATAAGTGGTAGTAGTTAGTTGTTTACGGTAGTAATGAACACCTACTTTAGATACTGGTTTAAATATAGATAGCCCATTCACCCGACCTAACTTAATAATACGTTCTGATCTACCACTTTGAGTAGTTCCTACTGGTCCAATAGAACCTGCAATATCGAGATACCCTATAGCATCAAAACGAATACGCTGTACGTATTTGTTATCTTTGATTTCATATGATTGCCCGTTCTTAGTACCAGCTTGAATATATTCACGATTAAGATCGCCATAGTTAGTCTTAGCAGGTACATTAGGCAACTTACCATATAAAGTCTCAAAGTAACTAAAGAGGTAATCTTGAATTAAAGGATCAGTAGTATTAGCAGGTAAAGAGTACGTCATGTATATCTGTCTGACTTTACTTACTGAACCTACAGAATTATGGATTTCATCTACCCAATTCTTCCAATTAAGTCCAAAGTTTTTACAGATATTCACCATAGATTTATATTCAGGTGTATCTTCTAATTCCTCTGCATTTAACTTCTTACCATCTAATCGTGCATAAATACGTGGTACATGTTCACCAAATGGATCACCGTAAGTAAATAGATTTTCAAGCTTAGTATTTAAACCAGAACCAAGTAAATAAATAAATGTGTCTTTGTGAGTTACACCATTAACGGTGTATTCATAGTTAGCTTGATAATATTCAGCACCATCCAATTTAGGAGTTACAGTAGCAGCATCAGCATCAGGTTCAATGTTATTAGTATCTGAGTCATCTAACCCAGTACTAGGTGGTTTAGAACTAGCTTCATATTCTAGGTAGTTTAAATCAATTGTATATGTACGCTTAGCATTAGATGCATCTTTATAGACCACTGTGACACGTGCAATGTCATGATCTAACGTACCATTACTTAACCAAGGTACATGTGTAGCTTTAGGATTAGCTGCTCTAAAAGGTGTGTACCCTGCTTCTGCAGATTCACCATATTGCATCAATGTGTCAGGATCAATGAGAGCATCAGTAGTATATTGACTATATATAATCTGCGCTGATTCCATATAACAAGGAAAACCAATACGAGCAGATTCATCTACTAACTCATTAGTATCATAGTTATAACCATATTTTTGCTGTAGTAATGGACGTAAGAAATAGAAGTTATTCATAGGCCCAAAGTAAGCATCTTTAACAAGTACACCATTATGGTAGATACTTGTCAGTACGTCTGTTACAGCTTCTTTTACGTCTACACCTTCTTCACGTACCATTGATGATTGAGGTAAACCAAAGGCATATGAAGACTTTTCTGCGTACTTACGTGTCTTACGTGCTCTAGCCACAATGTTATTTGTGGTAGCTCTAATAAGATAATCTGAAAGTGATTCTGAACTTAAACGTATAGAAGACGAGTTTTGAGACATCGTATAATCTAATACTGCCATCTTATTTGAGGGTATAAAATCCTCATCTGAAACCATACGAGATACCGAAGTATTCGTAATAGTTTTCTTTTTTGAACTAAATAATCCCATAGAGAAATCCTAAAAAGAAAGGGAGCTAATTGCTCCCTATTCTATAGTACTTACCTTACCCTGTGGTATTAGGTGTAAGTCCTGCGTCAATAAGCATACCTTTTACAGTAACACCTACGTTAGCATCATGTAGTTGGTTTGCTACGTTAGCTTCTGTACCATCATCAGAGTTACGGCGAACATTCCAAGTATCCACAAGAATCTTAGCTGCCTTCTGTAACTTATCAGATTTATAACCATCTGCTTGTGCCATTAATACTGCAACGTTAGCACCTAATACAGAATTAGGTTGTGCAATTGTACCTTCAGTTTGCGCTTTCTCAGTTTGTACTTTTTGAGCATATAACTGTGCTTGCGCACGCTGAGATTCAATAGCAGCTAGCTGAACTTCTAACTCTTGTTGCTTAACTGCAAGTTCTGCTTGAGCTAATAACAATTGTTTTTCTTGAAGAGTAAGCTGACCTACCTTCAACTCAATGTCTTTTTCAGCAATGAGTGTTTGCTTAGTCATGTTAGCAATACGAGCTTGAATCTCTTCAATGTCATAAGGATAACGCTTAGTCTGTTCAACTACTTGAGCAGTTTGTGCAGCTGTCATCAGAGCTTGTTTAGCTAAGTTATCACCTTGCTTAACGAGGTTCTGTACTTCAACAGGTAGACGAGTAGTAGTCTCAGCAACAATCTG